AGAGGAAAACAATATGAAGGACCTATGAGAGTTAGAATAGTCCCTGCTACTGGAGCAGAAAAATTTGCAGAATTTATTTATCATAAATTAAATAAATTTGTAAAAGAAGAAACTAATGGACGTGTTAAAGTAGGACAAGTAGAATTTATGGAACACAATAAAAACTCAGCAATTTATACAGAATAATATGTTTAAAGTATCACACGAGCTACCAATTAATATGCTCGATAAAAGTTTTGAAATTAATGATTATGAGTATTGTTTACCTCATTTATTAGATCGAAATGAAACTTATAGAAGGCATTTTGAAGATGCTAAAGAATCAGGTAGTTATATTATAATGGATAATTCACTTCATGAATTAGGTTTTGCTTATAAAACAGATAGATTATTACATTGGATTAACCATTTAGAACCAAATGAATTTATAGTTCCAGATGTATGGCAAAATAAAGCAAAAACATTAGTTAATGCCAAAAGTTGGATGAATAATTATGAATTACCTGAAAACACAACAAAAGTAGCAGTAGTACAAGCTAATTCATATGGTGAAGCTCTAGAATGTTATGATATTTTACATTTTCATTTAGGTTATAAAAAAATAGCATTTAGTTATGGTGCTGATTGGTATGCTGAAGAGTTTCCTCACCCTAATCCATTAGTAGGTAAAATGATGGGTCGTGTAATGACTATATCAAAATTATATCAAAATAAAACAATAACAGATAGTCACAGAGTACATTTATTAGGATGTGCTTTACCACAAGAATTTGGTTATTATGCTGACTTTCCATTTATAGAATCAATTGACACATCAAACCCAATAATCCACGGTCTACAGGGTGTAAAATACAACAGTTTGGGGTTATTAACAAAATCATCAACAAAAATAGACCAAATAGAAGAAGAAATCACTACAGAAAGACTGTATGATATTAATCACAATCTTATCCAATTTAAAAATTTTATAAAGGATAGTAATACACAATTATATTAAAATGATTACCTTAATTACAATTACAATATGTGCCTTAATTTTTGCCTCTTATGTGTATATTTCACATGATAAAATAGCACGAAGAAAAGCAGAAAGTTACCTAGCAGAATGGAAACTAAAAGAAGAAAAAAGAATTAGAAATGACGCACATGCAAGAAGTAGAGCAGTGGGTTGGGGAAAAACAATAGAAAAATTTGTACCTTGGATGGGGGGATTTCCATGTGATCCTAAAGATGCAATATTTTTGGCAAAACCTATAGATTATCTTTGTTTTACAGATAGAGATAATAAGAAAAAATCAGCAATTCATCTTATAGAAGTAAAAAGTGGAAATGCTAATTTAAGTAAAGATCAAGAAGGAATCAGAGCAGCAGTTAAAAATAATAGAGTATATTGGCATGAAGTAACTGTTGATGGATATTTGGCTGATGGAAAAAATGTTATTACAAAAACACATAAAAATAAAAAATAAATATGAGACAAGCAGTTTTATCATTATCAGGAGGAATGGATAGTAGTACAGTATTACTTCATTTATTAGATAAGGGTTATGAAGTAACAGCAGTTAGTTTTAATTATGGTCAAAAACATAATATAGAATTAGAAAGAGCACAACAATTAGTAGATTATTTAAAAGAAAATGGTTATCCAATAAAATATCAAGAAATAACATTATTTGGACTAGTTGATCTTTTAAATTCAAATTTAGTACAAGGGGGAGAAGAAGTACCTGAAGGACATTATGAAGAAGAAAATATGAAAGATACAGTTGTACCTAATAGAAATAAAATGTTTTCATCAATTATTCAGGCAGTAGCTTTATCTATTGCAGATGAACATCAACCGGTAGAAATAGCAATGGGTATCCATGCAGGTGACCACGCAATTTATCCTGATTGTAGACAAGAATTTAGAGATGCAGATTATAAAGCATTTTGTGAAGGTAATTGGGATGCTGAATGGGTAACTTATTATACACCTTATCTAGATGGTGACAAATATGATATTCTAAAAGATGGTGAAAGATGTTGTGAAAGATTAGGATTAGATTTTGATGAAGTTTATAAAAGAACAAACACATCATACAAGCCAGACGCAGAAGGTAAATCAGATTATAAATCAGCTTCATCTGTAGAAAGAATTGAAGCATTCCTAAAATTAGGAAGAAAAGACCCAGTTGAATATATCGATGGATGGGAAACAGCTAAAAAACACGTAGAACAATTATTATTAAATTATTAAAAATGGAATTAAAAAAAGAAGTTAAAAACTATTTAGTTAAACAAAACGAAAAAGAAAGATTAGAAAGATTAGAAAAAAACTCTAAATTAAAAGAAATTACTATTTGGACTAACCCGTCAGTCCCTCTTTGTAAAAGTATGGTAGAAACACTTAAATCAGAAGGTATAAAATATACTGAAAAATCTACAACAGATCATAAAAATGAGTGGAATGAAATATCAACAATAGTTAATATAAATATGGTTCCTTTAGTAATAGCTAATAAAAATTATTTAGTTTATAAAAGAGATTTTCATAATGTTCAACAATTAATAGGAGCTATTCAGGTTGTATGTGATCCTGAATTTAAAAACCCTAAAAATGAAGATAAAATATTAGAATATATAAAAACAAATACTTATCAATTATGGAATAAAATTGATCAACTAGAAAAAGTAGTATCTCCATTAGCAAATGTTATGGATGCTGTTATGGAAGATTTAAAAAATGAAAAAGAAGAAGTAGAAGAAGAAACTGAGCCACTTCCTAAAAATGAGTAATAAAAGAATAGAAGATTATAATAAAAAATTACCTATTTTAGAGGTATATCGTTGCATTCAATCTGAAGGAAGCAGGATTGGAAGACCAACTATCGCAGTTAGAACAACTGGTTGTACGCATAGATGTTACTTTGGAGAAGGTGGTTGGTGTGATTCTTGGTATACAAGTATTCATCCTGAAAAAGGTATACATACTTTTAATGATATTATAAAAATATATGATGAAAACCCACATATAAAAGAAATGATGTTAACAGGAGGATCGCCTACAATGCACCCTGCTTTAATTAACGAATTAACCCACTTTGCTTATGAAAGAGACATTATTATTACTATCGAAACTGAAGGATCTGCTTTTGTTGAAACCGATTATCCTATTGGTGTTATTTCTCTTAGCCCTAAGTTTTCTAATAGTGTTCCTGTTGTTGGGGCTGTTACACCTGCTGGGAAGGTTGTTGACGAACGATTTATTCAAATCCATAACAGAAAAAGACAAAACACAGATGCTATAAAAAAGATGATAGCATTTCATTCTGATTATCATTTCAAACCAGTATGGGATGGAACAAAAGAAAATTTAAAAGAAATTGAAGCATATAGAGTTGAATTAGATATACCTAAAAACAAAACATTTATTATGCCTGCAGGAGATAACAGAGAACAATTAATTAAAATGTATCCTTTAGTATTTAATATGTGTGCTGAACATGGTTATAACATGACAGGTCGAGATCATATTATTGCCTTTGATACACAAAGAATGGTATAATGACTTTAAAAGAAATTTATGCCATACTTAAAGAAATAGAAGACCATGTTGAAGATACTTGTTGTGCTGTAACTATGGATCCTTTAGATATAAAAGATTTAATAACAAAATTAAGAATAGCAATACATGAATACTCAAAAGAAAATAATACCAAGTAACGAAATACTTACAGCGGTTAATGGTTTAGGCCAAATTATAACTAGTAGATGCAATAAACACGGTGGGGGAATTGTGTTTATATGTGTTATGAAAGGAGGATTTATGTTTTTTAGTGATTTAATTAAAAAAGTAAATTATCCAATTGAAGTTGATTTTATCAAATGTAGTTCATATGATGGTTTTGAACAAAAAGAACTAGAAATACATTATGATATTGAAGTAGATGTAATAGATAAAACAGTATTTATTGTAGATGATATTTTGGATACAGGAGGTACAATGAAAGTTTTAACAAAACATTTTGAAAAATTAGGAGCTAAACAAGTTGAAACAGTTTCAGCAGTTTATAAAGAAAATTTGGACTTTCCAAATCACTTTTATATATACAAACAGAAAGAAAACGAAAATCCTTGGTACATTGGGTATGGTATGGATGGACCAAAAGGATATAGTAGAAATTTAGATACAATACATACATTATAATGAGTAAAAAATTTAATTTAGAATGCGTACAAGAAGGATTTGCTAATGGTGTTGCACCTGGTTTCCCCTTAAACGACAAACAAAAAGAAAAAATGATTAATCGTGCTGCTAAAGCGTACGGTAAATTTTTAGACGAATTAGGATGCGATTGGAGAAATGATCCTAATTCAAACGATACACCAAAACGTGTAGCTAAAGCTTATGTAAATGATTTATGGGCTGGTAGATACACTGAAATGTCGCCAATTACTTCATTTCCCTCCGATGGTTACGATGGAATTGTAATCGAAAGAAACATTCCATTAACTTCAATGTGTTCACATCATCATCAAACAATTGGTGGTGTTGTACATGTTGGTTATATTGTAGGAGAAAATGGTAAAGTAATTGGTTTAAGTAAATTAAATAGAGTTGTTGAACATTTTGGTAGAAGAGGTGCTATACAAGAACAACTAACTTCAGCTATACACAATGCTGTAGATAAAATCTGTGAAAATAATTTGGGTGTTATTATTACAGTAGTAGCTACTCATAATTGTGTAAGTTGTAGAGGTGTTAAACACAGAGGTGCTGCAATGGTTACAACTAAAGCATCAGGTGTGTTTAGACATAATGGAAATGACGCAAGACAAGAGTTTTTTAACTCACTTAAAATTAATAACGGAGGACATCAAATATGATAGAATTTTTAAGACACGCTTTAGGTTTATGTGGAGAATCACATCCTAATTTATTACATCTATTATTTGGTACCCCCGCAGTAGGATATATAATATATAAAATTAAAAGTTATGGCATATTACATCGCAACCGTAAAAGTTCAAGATGAGAACGAAAGGGGTAGAATTACTAACACAAATGAAATATATTGTGTAGAAGCAGAATCAGTAACATTAGCAGAAGCTAAAGTAATAAAAGAATTTGAGGGTTATCAATTAGATTACCAAGTAAAATCAGTAAAAGAATCAAAAATTATTAAAATATTAGAATAATGGGTAAACAATTAGAATTATTTGAAGATCAAAAATTATCTTCAAAATATTGGAATGTACCTTTTGTAGATGAAGTACAAGAGTTTAACGATACATTTGGTAAACCAAATAATTATGAACCAATGATTGGTGATAAAAAAGAATGGAAATTTGTATATGATTTTATTCTTGAAGAATTAGAAGAATATAGAGAAGCTTGTGAAAAAGGAGATATAGTAGGAATATTAGATGCATTATGTGATATTACTTATGTTTCTTTAGGTAATGGTACTTTATTACACGGTTTAAAAGGTAAAATTTGGAAAGCATACCAAGAAGTACAGGCTTCAAATATGTCTAAAACTTGTGAAACAGAAAGCGAAGCAAAAGCAACTGTTGCTCGAAGATCAGAAGAAAAAGGTCATCCATGTCATTATGAAAAAATAGGAGATCGTTATGTAGTATATCGTTCAAGCGATAGAAAAGTAATGAAATCAATCAATTATTTCGCACCAAACTTAAAACAATTTTTTACAGATGAAGAACTTAGACAAACTACCGGATCCTAAAAAACATCAATTAATAAGCTTTGTTAAATCAGGGATAAGAATATTAGGTTATATTTTTATACCTTTTGATTTAGGTGCTGCAGTAACATTATTAGTAGTATCAGAAGCAGTAGGAATTCTTGAAGAAATGGTATAAATAACTTGGAAAAATAAAATAATTTTCGTATCTTACGTGTATGTATAAAAACTGTTACGTTGTAAAAAAACCAGACGTTTGGAATGTTTATGATGTTCATCTTTGGACAGATGAAGGTTACACTGTAGAAGAATTTCAAAATTATGGTTATCAAGAATGCTCCGAATATGCTGCTACCCATAGGGGTCTAAAAAACGAACCCCTAAAAAAAGTATTCAATTGGAATAGAGAAACTCAAGGTATGCATTACGCAGATCATACTAGAGGAAACATACACACAAAATTTCTAATTGACAAATATGGTACAAATGATGAAACATCTGTAACTCACAGAGAAGTATTTTTTGATATTGAGATTGAAATAGGGGGAGCATTAACACCAGAATACATTCAACAAGCACCCATGCCTATTACATCAATAGCTTGGTGGGATAAACAAACAGATGAATGGGCTATTGTTATATTAGACAAAACAGGTGAAATTAAACCTGGTATTCAAGATGGTAGAGAAATTATACCCGTAAAACGTGAAAATGATTTAATTGATGTTTTCTTATCTAGAATGGAAGCTATTCAACCAGATATTTTAGTTGGTTATAATAGTGATTACTTTGATATACCTTACATTTATTATAGAATAAAAAATCGTTTAGGTGAACGTACAGCAAAACGTTTATCACCAATTAGAATTGTAGAAGAAAGAGATAAAAGATGGTATCCAGATCAACCAATTAGAATTGCAGGTGTAACGTCACTTGATTATATGCGATTGCATAAAAAATATAGTTTTATGCAAGAACCATCTATGAAGTTAGATTTTTTAGGTGAAAAATATGTTGGACAAAAGAAAATAGAATATGATGGTTCATTAGATAGATTATTTGCTGAAGATAAACAAAAATTTATTGAATATAACTTTGTAGATGTTTTAATATTAAAAAAATTAGATGAAAAATTTAAGTATTTAGATTTAACTAAAAATATATCACATAAAGGAAAATGTCTATATGAAGAAGTTTATCAATCATCTAGAACACAAGATGGAGCAATATCAGCTTACTTATTAGGTGAAGATATTATTCCACCAAACAAAGACCCTAATCCTATAACTAAGGAAAATGGCTATGCTGGTGGTTATTTATTCTGTCCTAAAACAGGTATTTTTAATTATATGTTTGATGAGGATTTAACATCACTATATCCTTCAATTATTATGTCTCTTAATATAGGTAGAGAAACATTAGTAGGAAGATTAGTAACATCAGATGATAGAGATAACAGATTAGCTTTAAATGATCTTAAAAAAATGGATCCTTTAGATAAATTTGAAGTTGAAAACTTACAACGAAGTAAAAAAGTATTATCAGTAGGTGAAATATTAAAATTAATTGAACAAAATAACTTAGCAATAACAGCAAATGGTGTAATGTTTAGAACAGACAAACCATCTACTTTATCAGTTGTATTATCGCAGTGGTTTGATGAAAGGGTTGAATATAAAAATGCTATGAAAAAAGCATATAAAGCAGGTAATAAAGAAGAAGGGGATTTAAATCATTTACGTCAATATACAATGAAAATTTTACTTAACTCATTGTATGGTGCTACAGCATTACCTACATTTAGGTATGGTTCTGTATTATTAAGTGAGGGTATTACACTTACAGGACAAAGAATTATTCAAGATTCAGGTACATTTATTAATAAAACAGCTGAAGAAACCCTACAAACAGGAAAAGAAGTATATGAAATTAGAACTACACCTCGTCAACGTTATGAAGATTGTATAGGTGTTGTAATGTATGAAGATACAGATTCATGTTATGTTAATGCTGAGCCTTTATTACGTAAAATGTATCCTAATTTTGATGATATGGAAGAAACAGAAAAAGCAGACAAGTTAGAAGCTATATCATTAGATTATGAAAAGAAAATAAATGAGTATTATAATGATTTAGCATTAGAAGCATTTAATGTTCCTAAAGAAAAACATAGATTAGAAATGAAAACAGAATGTACAATACGTTCTGCATTCTTTTCGGGTAAACGTAGATATGCACAGTATATTACAAAGAAAGAAGGTGTACCTTGTAATGAAATTGATGTAAAAGGTCTTGACTTTAAAAAATCTAATTTTCCACCTTTATTTAGAGAATTTTTTGAAGGTATATTAAATAAAATACTATTTGGTGCTACAAGAGAAGAAATCGATAAAGAAATCCTAGAATTTAAAGAATCACTTAAAGATATTGATTTCGTTAAAATAGCTAAACCTTCAGGAGTTAAAAAAATAAAGAAATACACAGGTCTTCCTGCTAATGCAGATTGTATATTTAGTGAATTTGAAAATAAAGCACCTGTAACAGTTAAAGCAGCTGTAAGATATAATGATTTACTTAAGTTTAAAGGTTTAGATAAAAAACATACTCAAATTGTAGAGGGTGATAAAATTAAATGGGTTTATTTAAGAGACAACCCCTATAAAATTGATACTATGGGATTCTTAGATTTTGATTTACCAAAACCTATTCGTAAATTTATTGAAGAATATGTGGATATCCCAAGATCTTTTGATACAATACTTAAGAACAAGTTGGAATCCTTTTATGAGGATCTCGGCTGGGGAAATTTAACACTCAATACGTATGTACAACAGTTTTTTAAGTTTTAAATAGGTTATGATAAATAAAAAGGTTATATCGGACATTGTGTCTAAATATTCACTTGGCAATAATATTGAAAAAGTTAAGTGGGTAATCACAGACGATAAATTTACTATTAATTTTATTAATGATTCTAAAAATTTAGTTGGAAATATAATTTATAACCAACAAATTGGTCTTAAACCAGGGGATTATGGTATATTTAATACATCACAACTTATTAAATGTTTAAATATATTAGACGGAGATATTTTAGTTGATGCTACAACATCAAAACTTAATTTAGCAGATACTAATTATGACATTAAATTTAATCTAGCAGATCCTGCTGTAATCCCAAATGTTCCAGAGGTAAATCATAGTCATGAATCAAGTGTATCTTTTGAAGTAAATGATGAATTTATAACAAGATTTGTTAAATCAAAAGACGCATTAAGTGAATTAGATACATTTACAATAGAAACTAGAGATGGTTTTAATGGTGAAGAATTAACATTTACAGTAGGTACTAATATTACAAATACAATTGAATTTACAGTAGATGCTATAATTAGAGAATCATTTGAACCTATACCTTTTGATTCTAATTTATTTAAAGAAATTTTAAAAGCAAATAGAGCATATGAAAAAGGAGAAATCCATGTTCATAAAAATGGATTAATATGGGCTCTTTTTTCATTTGATAATAATACTAAAACAGAATATTATTTAGTAAGAAAACAAGAAAATAATTAATTAATAACAAAAATAACAATTATGTCAAAACAACTAATTTTAATTACAGCTCCATTTAATTGTGGGTACTGTGAAACAGCAAAAAAAGAACTTCCTATATTATGTAAAGAACATGGATTTGAACTTATCGAAATGGAAGATGAAAAAACAGGTAATAAAGATGAAGATCTTCCAGTAGATTTATACCCAACTGTTATGGTTAGAGTGAATGAAAAAATAGAAGGTGTACTTAAAGGATATAACAAAAATAATATATTAAACGAAGTTAAAAAATATTAATATGAGGGGAAGACAAAAAGGTCAAACAAAAAGAATGAGTATAATTAAAGATCCAATTATTGCTCCTTATGAAATTCAAGTAGAAGAAGATCAGTACGTTTTAATAGATACTGAAAAAGAAAAACCCCTAGGTTATTATTCTGATTTAAAAAACGCTGTACATAAAATTTCTAGATTAGGTTTGGCTAATCAAAAAGAAGAATTTACATTAGCTGGATTTATAGAAAGTTTTAATAATATAAAAAATAAATTAACTAATTCAATAAAAAATTAATTATGGAAAGTCCAATTATACCATTAGGAGATAACATTGTAATTCTTCCACAAGAAGAAGGAGAACAAATGTATGGAAATATTATTGTACCTGATGCGGGTCAAGATAAACCAGAAATAGGAAAAGTATTAGCTGTGGGTCCAGGTAGAATAAGTACAGATGGTACTTTAATACCAAACAGAATAGAAGTTGGAGTAACAGTAATGGTACCAAAATTTGGTGCAAAAGTAATAGTATTAGAAAATGAAACATATATTATGGCAAGTGAAAATGATGTTTTAGGAATTATAAAAAATAAAGAAAATGAGTAAAATTATTGAAACAGGCTCTAATTCAAGAGTAAAATTATTAAATGGAGTAGAACAGTTAGCTGAAGCAGTGGTTACTACTTTAGGACCAAATGGACGAAATGTAATAATTGCACAACAAGGTGGTAATTTACCTACATCAACAAAAGATGGAGTTACTGTTGCAAAAACAGTTGCATTAAAAGATCCAGTTGAAAATTTAGGGGCACAAATGGTAAAACAAGCAGCTATAAAAACGGGGGATAATGCAGGTGATGGTACTACAACAGCTACATTATTAGCTAAAGAATTAATTAAAGAAGGTATGAATCATACAAATCTATCTCAAAAACACAATGCTGTGGCTATTAAAAGAGGGATGGATAAAACATCTAAAGAAATAATTAAACATTTAAAAAAATTATCAACTGACATTGCTTCAGAAGATCAAATCAAACAAGTAGCTACAATTTCTGCTAATAATGATGAAGAAGTAGGAAATCTAATAGCAGCTGCAATGGATAAAGTAGGAAGAGAAGGTGTTGTAACAGTTGAAGAAAGCAAATCATACGAAACTACATTAGAAACAGTTGAAGGTATGCAATTTGATAGAGGTTATAAATCACCATATTTTGTAACTAATAATTCATCAATGCAAGCCCAATTAGATGATCCTTATATTTTAATCTACGATGGTAGAATTAATACTGTAAAAGAATTACTACCTATTTTAGAATCAGTTTCACAACAAAATAAATCTATGCTTGTTATAGCAGAAGATATTGATGGTGAAGCATTAGCAGCTATGATTGTAAATAAAATGAGGGGTATTTTAAAATGTTGTGCTGTTAAAGCCCCTGATTTTGGAGAAAGAAGAACCCATATATTAGAAGATATAGCTACATTAACAGGGGGCACAGTTATTTCAAAACAAAAAGGACACCGTTTAGATAAAATCACATTTGATCAATTAGGTTCATGTAGAGGTATTACAATTGAAAAAGAAAAGACTACAATTGTAGATGGTAATGGTACTGAAGAATCAATTACTGCTCGTTTAGAAGAAATCAAAGATCAAATTGAAAGAGCAGAAAGTAATTATGCAGTTGAAACATTACAAAATAGATTAGCTAAAATGGCGGGGGGTGTTGCTGTAATTAATGTAGGTGGATTTACTGAAACTGAAATGAAAGAAAGAAAAGATAGAGTTGATGATGCATTACACGCTACAAGAGCTGCTTTAGATGAAGGTATTGTTGCTGGTGGTGGTGTTGCTTTATTAGAAGCTAGAAATAAATTTACATCAGCAAAGGTTAATTTAGATTTATATGAAGGTGATGAAAAAATAGGATCCGATATTTTACTAAATGCTATTGAAAAACCATTCATTCAAATCTTATTAAATGCGGGTATAGATAAATACCATACTATTTTATCTAAAGTAGAAGAAGATTTTAAAGGCTATAATATTAAAACCGGAGGACACGTGGATATGATAGAAGAAGGCATTATAGATCCAACAAAAGTAACTAGAACAGCACTTGAAAATGCAGTATCAGTTGCAGGAACAATGTTAATAACAGAATGTACAATTGTTGATGATCCTGAAGAAAAAGATAATAACGAAATGCCTATAATGGGAATGTAATGAGTATATTTTTAAATTATTTATTTATAGGATTTATTCTTACGTTTTTGGTTGATTATTTTTCTTTTAAATATAAAAATCATAAGTCATTTAAAAACATTCCTGAATGGACTTGGTTAGCTAGAATATTTTTTGCTTTAATATGGCCTATAGGATTATTTTATATAATTAGAGGATTTTTTAAAAAATGGTAGAAGGATTAATAATAGGAATTTTGTTTATATGTTTGTTTGCATATGGAATAATAACTGGATTTAGCGACGGTAGAGAAGATGAATAATATGGAACTTTGGGTAGAAAAATACAGACCAACAACTTTAGAAAATTATGTAGGTAATAAAGTGATTAAAAATAAGATAGAAGATTATCTTAAACAAGGATCAATCCAAAACCTACTGCTTCATGGAGTTGCGGGTACAGGTAAAACTACCTTAGCTAAATTACTTGTTAAAAATATAGATTGTGATTATCTTTATATTAACGCTAGTGATGAAAGAGGTATAGACACAATTAGAGAAAAAATTCAACCATTTGCCCTAAGTATGGGGTTTAATGATGTTAAAATTGTTATATTAGATGAGGCAGATTATTTAACACCACAAGCACAAGCAACCCTTAGACATACAATTGAAGCTTGTAGTTCAACAACTCGTTTTATTTTAACTTGTAATTATCTTGAACGTATAATTTCACCATTACAGAGTAGATGTCAAACATTTGAAATTATTCCACCATCAAAAGATGAAGTTAGATGGAAATGTGAAGAAATAGCTAAACAAGAAGGAATAGCATTACATGATCCAAACGCAAATAAAATAGGTTTAATAGTAAGTATACATTATCCTGATATTAGAAAATGTATAAATACATTACAAGGTTCTATAGTTGATGGAAGTGTTAATGTAGATCATAATTCACTTAAAAATTCACAATTAGGAGGTTTGGTAGTTGATGCTTTAATTAGAAAAGCTAAACTATCAGAAATTCGACAAATCTTGGCAGATTCAGGAGCAAGAGAATTTGATGATTTATTTAAGTATATTTATGATAAATCATCTGTATTATTTGGAGATAGAGAAGGAGAAGCAATACTAATTATAGCCAAATATCAATATGAATATACATTTGTACTTGAAAAAGAAATATGTATAGCAGCCATGTTAAACAAATTATTAAATATATGCTAATAGTAAAAGTCCAGAAGGATAATTTAAATCGTGCTTTAAAACAATTTAAACGTAAATTTAGAGATACACAAGTTTTAAAAGAAATTAGAGAACGTAAAAATTACACTAAAAAATCTTTAAAAAGAAAAATAGAAAAGGAAAACGCAATTAGAAAATTAAAAAAACAACAAGATGATGAATAGAGAACAACCAGGATTAAGTGTAGATCTTAGTCAAACAACACCTGTAGCATGTGAAGAATGTGGGAATGATACTTTCATACCAGCTTTTAAAATGCGTAAATTATCAGCATTATTAGCCCCTGCAGGTAAAGAAACAATGATTCCTATGCAAGTATTTGCATGTAATAAATGTGGACATATTAATTCTGATTTTCTACCTAAAGAAGAATAATGAATCCATTCGAACACGTTAAAAATTTACATACTAAAAAAAGACGTTGGGAGGATTTTAATGATGAAGAAAAAAAGTCATTTAATATTTTTATAATTAATAAGACTTTAAGTTTTAATCCCAACTACCTTAATATAGTAAATATGGTTCAAAACTATACAGGTTTGAACCAAGTGTTATCTCAAAAAGAAGTTTTCAATTTATACTACTCACTTTTACCTACTAAATTTCGTTTTTATAGGTGGATTAAAGGGGAAAAAACTAAAAAAGAAAAAGAAAAAGCAGAATATTTGGCTATGCATTTCGAAGTTAGTATAAGAGAAGCATACGATTATTTAAAAATATTAGACAAAAAAACAATTAAATCAATAATAAATAATTATAAATGGAATTTACAAAAGAAGAT